GGTGGCCAAGGCCTCCAGACATATACCTTCTATGAAGAATTTGAGGAAGAGTTGGATTGTTGGATTCGTGGTTTGGGTGAGGACAGTATATTGACTTTTGTGCGTAATGTGGAACAAGGTATAGAGACTCCCCCTATCATAGAAGACGTTGCCTCCCCTATATTTGACTTTCATAACCAGAAGAATGTTTTTGATAAAGAGGATAATATATTACAACATGAGGTGTTTCCCCTTGCAATATCCAGAGGATGTAGGTTCAAGTGTAAGTTCTGCACATATCCATTATTGGGGAGAAAACCTAGTGAGGATTATATTCGGAGTGAAGAGAGCATCTATAGTGAGCTCATGTATAACTATGAGAATTTTTCTACTGCGAGTTATATGTTGACAGATGATACCTTCAATGAGACAACAGATAAGGTAGAGAGACTCTTACGTGCCGTAGAGAGAACAGGGGTAGATATGAACTTCTGGGCGTACATTCGTGTAGAACTGTTACACAAATTTCCAGAACAGATAGAACTACTAGCTCAAATGGGACTCAAAGCATGTTTCTTTGGTATAGAAAGTCTATACGATCCATCTGCAAAGGCAATAGGTAAGGGATTAGGAAGAGGTAAGATACTTGATACATTACAACGTGCAAAAGATGCATGGGGTGTAGACTCGACTCTACATGGCAGTTTTATAATAGGACTACCACATGAAACAAGAGAAACCGCTGATGAATGGACTAAGTTATTGATCGAGGGAGAAACTGCCCTTGATACCATATCATGCAATAGACTCGGATTAACACCAGACTATATTATTAAATCAGGGCATACCTCTAAAACATTTTTCAGTGAATTTGATTTGAATAAAGAAAAATATGGATACAAGGAAACTCCTGATGGTGGATGGGTAAACGAACATTGGACTAAGGAAGATGCTAATCTATATGCAGAAGATGTTCTAAAAAGATTTGTGGAACACCGTCCATATTTTACATGGACAAAATCTGCACAAAATAGTATGGCTTGTATGAACTTAAAAGTCTCTAATCCAACCCTAGAGTGGAAAGACATACATAAACCATTCACCAGTCAAGACGATTTAGATTCTTTTAATGTTATGATTAAAGACAACAAACAATATATTTACGACACTTATAAGGAGAATATGTTATATGGCGAAGAACATTAAAGATAGTTATAAATTTGTAACTAATAATAACGATGAGACACAATGTATTGGACTTACACATGATGCTGGTAGGTTTCAAGGAGTTATTTACAAATATGGGGCAGTATCTGTGCCTGAACCAGATGAAATGAAAAATAAAAGTGACTTGCCTTTATCGTTTCATTATGATATAGTAGATAATAATTCACTCCCTAAAGAGTTTTTTAATGAAGATTTTAATAATCTAATTGGCGATATTTTAGTTGATATCTTAGACGATCAACTACAAGGAGGAAAAGTAAATTTTGAAGAAAATTCTATTGAGAGTTAAATTATTCTTCTGGAGGTTTCGAAAGAAGAAAAAGTATGGTGATGATGTCTACCCAGGCTAACGATAAAGTATTAGATTTCTATAAGGAACTACCATTTAATATGAGAGACTCCGTTAGTGATCATGTAATGACTATTGTGGATAAATCCATATCTGAGCATTATCCACAACTAAAACCGATAGTCAAGGATACTGCTATAGAGATTGGTTGCGGCGTAGGATGGTTAAGTAATAGTCTTGCATTTCATGATAACAGTACAGTACAAGCTATAGATTTTAATCCAGTGGTAATAGATCGGGCTCAGGACATTAGTGAATATATGGACACTGAGGTTGATTTTGAGTGTGCTGACCTATTCGAATGGAAACCATCAGCACTAGTTGATCTTGTGGTTTCTCTTGGTGTACTCCATCATACTAACGATTGCGTTGGTGGTGTAAAGAGAATTTGTAATGAGATGGTTAAACCAGGCGGCCATGTGTTTATAGGATTGTATCACAAACATGGACGAAAACCATTTCTTGATCATTTCAATAATATGATGTCGCTTGGTGTCATGGAAGAAACTCTATATCAAAGATATCGTGAACTAGATTCAAGGTTTGATGATGAAACACATGCACGTTCATGGTTTAGAGATCAAGTGCTACATCCACATGAATCACAACATACAATGAAAGAGATGGTACAGGTGCTTGAAGAGTGTGATATGACTCTAGTGACAAGTGATGTACCAGAGGATGAGGAGTCCCTATATCAAGTAGGGGCAGAGCATTTAAGTAATGACACATATTGGCCAGGGTTTTTCACATTTCTCGCAAGGAAGAATACATGAAAAAACTATTGACATTCGGGTGCAGCTATACAGATGAGAGTTATATAACTGCTACTATGAAAGACCCTACACTAAAAGATTCTCTTAGAGATAATGATGGCAAATTTACAGAACCATTTTCATTCTGGCCCACTTTGCTTGCAGAACATCTTGGTATGAAACTAGAGAACCACTCATCATTGGGTATAGGTAACGATATCATAGGTAGTATATTTACTGATGTAATGTCTAACAAACCTAAAGATGTGGGCCTTGTTGTCATCATGTGGTCAGAGTTTATGCGAATAGGATTCGAACAGTATTTAAAAACAGGTATCATATCTACTAAGAAAGATTGGTTCAAGATCAACATTACTGCTGGGTCAAAAAATGATCAGCACAGGAAGAAACAACTAGAGGTACAAGAGGTGTTGAATAAGAACAGTCTTATATCTATGGATGCAATGTTGAACAGATCACTTAGAATCTTCTACAATGCACAGAGCATATTGGAAAATCTAAATATACCATATCGCATGGTCATGGGTATGCCACCATGCAGGAGCGAGTATGAGAATAAATTCTGCAAGTCTCTACTCAAAAGTCAGTATTATGAAATGTTTGATCCATCAGACTTTATCGGGTGGCCAATGTGGAAACCCCTAGATGGTTTCTCTTGTGCGAGTAAGTTATATGACATGGGTGAAGAGAACTTTATTAATGTGGCCAATGTACATCCTAGTGAAATAGGACAAAAGAATATAACTGATTTGATAATTACGGGCTATAATTATCCCAGATTACGGAAGGCAATCTATGACACAAACCATTGAACGAACAACGCTAGGCCAACTACTTACTAATGAGGACTATGCACGTAAGGTGATGCCTCATATGAAGAGTGTGTATTTTGGTGACAGGACAGAACGCACTGTCTTTGAAGAGATACAAAAGTTCGTAGAGAAATACAATGCGCTCCCCACAAAGGATACATTGGAGATTGAGATTGATACACGGCGTGATCTCAATGAGGATGACATCAAGAGGGTGTTAACAGTCGTGAAGGAACTATCTGTAGACACTGAGGTTAATGCAGAATGGTTAATTGAAACGACAGAGAAATTCTGTAAAGATAAGGCAGTATATAATGCAATTGTTGAAGGTATTTCCATCATTGATGGAAAAGACAAAAATAGAGGTGCAGATGCTATTCCGAGCATCCTCACAGATGCCCTGGCTGTGGGTTTTGATAATAGGGTGGGCCATGATTATTTACTTGACAGCGCAGAGCGATTTGAATATTACCATACCATAGAAGAGAAGATACCATTTGATCTGGAGTTCTTTAACAAGATAACCAAGGGTGGACTACCACCTAAGACTCTGAACATTGCACTTGCTGGTACAGGTGTCGGTAAGTCGCTGTTCATGTGTCATGTTGCTGCTAACTGTATGAATCAAGGTAAGAATGTACTTTATATCACACTAGAGATGGCAGAGGAACGCATTGCAGAACGTATCGATGCGAATCTGATGAACGTATCTATGGAAGACTTGCATGATCTACCTAAACAGATGTTTGAACGTAAGATAGATAAGATCATCAAGAATACCACTGGACAACTCATTGTCAAAGAATATCCTACTGCATCAGCTCACTCTAATCATTTTCGTGGACTGATCAAGGAACTTGCAATCAAGAAGAGTTTCAAACCAGATATCATATTCATCGACTATCTGAATATATGTACGTCATCTAGAATTAAGGGAGTCACTAATGTCAACTCATATACTATGGTTAAGTCGATTGCAGAGGAACTTAGGGGGCTCGCTGTTGAGACAAACGTCCCGATTATGTCTGCAACACAGACCACTCGATCAGGATTTTCAAATAGTGACGTTGGCCTTGAAGATACGAGTGAGAGTTTTGGTCTGCCTGCTACGGCTGACCTCATGTTTGCGCTCATTAGTAACGAAGAGCTTGATGCTCTAAATCAGATCGCAGTTAAACAGTTGAAGAATCGGTATAATGATCCTACTGTAAATAAAAGATTTGTGATTGGTATTGATCGTGCAAAGATGCGGCTCTTTGATGTTAAGTTAAGTGAACAGGACACACTACAGGATGCAAATCAATCCGGCGATGTACCAGAGGCGTTTAGTGAACCAGTATTTGATAATACAAATTTTGGTGGGTTCAAGGTATGATTGATTATAGATTTATGTGGAGTGAGGTCAGTTGGAAGATGTTTGATGCTGGTTCTATTCTGTTTGATGACAAAAGTAACGATCTTCGATCTGTACCAAAGTCTGTTCGTATGAACCTATTGATCACACTATCTACGATGTGGTCAACAGTGTTCACCGTGTGGACATTTGAAACAGTGAGCTCAATGTCATATGGGTGGGGTGGATTGGTTATCGGTCACATTCTATTCATTTTTGCCACTTACTACACATTTCATGAATTTAAAGCTGCAAAAGAAAAGAATAAGAAATTTGGCACTACAGTTAATTCTTATGATGAGTGTTATGATTATTTGCAAAAAGTTGATAAGTCATGATTGTAATTCTTATAACAATGCAAATACTAGGTTCAGCAGTAACGATAGATGTACAGAATACATATGGTGCAATGTCTATGGGTACATGCAAAGAACTATTACCAATTATAATGTGGAACTATCGAGCCACAGAAGGATTTTGTTGGAAGGGTAACATTTCCAGTATGCCCCCACGGAAAATATGAAGGAGTAAATATGACTGATTTTCTAAATAAAATAATGAAAGAGATTGATAATGAATACGCATCACTTGCGAGTGATGGTGTGGAGGCTGGAGATGTAGATACGTTTATTGACACTGGTTCCTATATCTTCAATGCACTATTGAGTGGTTCTGTTTATGGTGGGATGCCATCAAACAAAATTACTGCTATTGCAGGCGAGAGTGCAACAGGTAAGACATACTTCCTGATGGGTATAGTCAAGAACTTTCTAGACAAAGACCCTGATGCAGGCGTGATATATTTCGAATCAGAAAGTGCTATCACAAAGAGCATGATTGAGGATCGTGGTATTGATGCTCAAAGATTGATTGTGATGCCTGTTACCACAGTCCAAGAGTTTCGTCATCAAACACTACAGATACTAGACTCCTATCTTGCACAGGATGAATCAGAACGTAAACCTCTGTTTCTGTGTCTTGACTCACTTGGTATGTTATCAACCACAAAAGAGATAGAAGATACTTCTGATGGTAAAGAGACACGTGACATGACACGTGCCCAAGTACTCAAGGCTGCATTTAGGGTACTCACTCTAAAACTAGGTAGGGCAAAGGTTCCTATGGTTGTCACCAACCACACATACGAGAGCATGGGTCTATTCTCCACTAAAGAGATGGGTGGTGGTTCTGGACTCAAGTATGCCGCATCGTCTATCGTGTATCTTTCCAAGAAGAAAGAGAAGGACGGTACTGAGGTTGTTGGTAACATCATTCACTGTAAGAACCACAAGTCACGATTGACTATAGAGAACAAGATGGTTGATGTACGACTCACGTATGACAAGGGACTAGATCGTTACTATGGTCTGTTGGAACTGGCTGAGAAGTATGGTGTATTCAAGAAGGTGTCCACACGATACGAAATGCCTGATGGTAGTAAGCAGTTTGGTAAGTCTATACTTGCTGATCCTAATACTTATTTCACTGAAGATATCATGAAGAAGTTGGATGATGCAGCTGCCAAAGAATTTAAGTATGGTCAATCAGAAGAAGTAGAGGAGTCCGAAGATGTTGGAAGTGATTGAGAACGCATGTACTCCATTCTATCTTGATACACTCAAGCATCATGCAATGCAGGCTGATACATGGCATATGAGGTATCCCAACAATAGTACTGATAAACATCTAAAGATGGATATCATAGAGAATGAGGTTAAGCAACCTCTTCTCGCTGGTCTTGCGATGGGATTGCTGATACACCTGTATGGTATTCGGCAAGACTTATTTCTTCCTGATGTGTCATACTGTGGTATCGGACTCAAGGATCGTTATAGGTTAGACAATCCACATACAGATCATAATGATCAAACTGACTATATCAAGATATTTGGTGTACTTAACAGTGATTGGAGTTCACAGGATGGTGGCCTGTTCATGCATGGAGATCAAGCGATACCATGTTTGCCTTGTACATTTATTGTATTTGATCCACGTATCACACATCACGCATCTGAAATTATGTCAGATAAAAAGAGATTGGGCATTGACTTTACAGTAAAAAAGGTGTAAGATACTTCTATGAATTTTTATACGAATGTAATACAGTGGGGAAATAGTTTATTGGTTCGTGAGGTCAGGGATGGCCAACGCATGAATTCTAAGGTGAAGTATTCGCCTACTCTGTTTTCCCCTGTACAACAAGAGACAGGATACAAGACACTTGATGGTAGTCATGTACTACCTACACAATTTCATAACATTAAGGCTGCAAAGGAATGGATTGAGTCTCACAAGAGTCAACCAGAGCTAGTGTACGGCAACACACAATACCCCTACTGTTATATTTCCGATACCTACAAAGGAGTAGTTGATTGGGATATGGAAAAAATCCTAATGGTGACTATTGATATAGAAGTCAAATGCGAGAATGGATTTCCCTCACCTACTGAGGCTGTAGAAGAGATGTTGTCCATCACAATCAAGAATCATCAGAACAAAAAGATCGTGGTGTGGGGTATTGGTAAGTTCGAAACAGATCGTGAAGACGTTACCTATGTTGAGTGTGAGAGTGAAGTACATCTGTTTAAAGAGTTTCTTATCTTCTGGGAGAAGCATCAACCAGATGTGATTACGGGATGGAATTCTGAATTCTTTGATATTCCATATATCTGTAATCGTATCATTCATCTGTTTGGTGAGGATGAACTGAAACGTCTATCTCCTTGGGGAAGTGTTCAAGAGAGAGATGTTTACAAGCTTGGACGCAACCATCAGACTTATAACATACAGGGTGTTGCTGCACTTGATTACTTTGACCTGTATCGCAAGTTCACATATTCTGCACAGGAGTCCTATCGACTAGACCACATTGCAAAGGTAGAACTGGGCGAGAGTAAGGATGGTAATCCATACGACACGTTTAGTGAGTGGTATCAAAAAGATTTCCAATCGTTTATCGAATACAATATACAGGACGTTGAGATTGTTGACAAGCTTGAAGACAAGATGAAACTGATCGAGCTATGTCTTACGATGGCATATGATGGTAAGGTAAACTATACCGATGTTCTAGGTTCTGTTAGGTACTGGGATGTAGTCATATACAACCATCTGAGAGAACAGAAGATAGTCATACCTCAGAAGATTTCTCAAGAGAAACCAGAGCAGTTTGAGGGTGCTTATGTAAAAGACCCTCAAGTGGGTATGCACAATTGGGTTATGTCGTTTGACCTTAACTCGCTTTATCCACACTTGATAATGCAATATAACATATCACCAGAGACACTAGTACCTAATTGTAAAAAGGTAGATGGTTTGGTTGATAAGATACTAGACCTTAAAGTAAAGAACACAACACCTTACTGCATGACACCAAACGGTGCTTTTTTTCGTAAGGACAAGCGAGGGTTTCTGCCTGAGCTGATGGAGAACATGTACAATGACAGAGTTAAATATAAAAAACTTATGTTACAGGCTGAACAAGAATACGAGAACACTAAGGACAAGTCTCTTCTCAAGGATATCTCAAGATACAACAACATCCAGATGGCGAAGAAGATATCTCTCAACTCGGCGTATGGTGCTATTGGGAATAATTGGTTTAGGTATTTCGATCTGTTGGTCGCTACTGCAATTACAACGTCTGGTCAGTTATCTATACGGTGGATTGAAAAGGCCCTTAATGTATATCTTAACAAACTACTCAATACCACAAAAGTTGACTACGTTATTGCAAGTGATACAGATTCGGTGTATATCACTTTTGATGAGTTGGTTAATAAGGTGTTTAAGGAAGGAACGGACACTAAAAAGATCGTCAATTTCTTGGATACAATTGCAAAAGAGAAGTTGGAACCTTTTATCAATAACAGCTATGAAGCACTTGCTAAGGAAATGAACGCATATGACCAGAAGATGGTCATGGCGAGAGAGGTGATCGCTGATAAGGGAATATGGACTGCTAAGAAGCGTTACATCCTTAACGTACACGATAGTGAGGGTGTAAGGTACAAAGAACCAAAACTAAAGATCATGGGTATCGAAGCAGTCAAGTCAAGTACGCCTGCACCTTGTAGAGAGAAGATCAAAGAAGCACTCAAGATCATAATAGGCGGCGATGAGAAAATGCTAAATACCTTTATACAGGAGTTTAGAGAAGAGTTTATGTTGTTGTCACCAGAAGAGATCGCATTTCCCCGTAGTTGTAATGGTATAAAGAAGTTCGCTGGAGAGTCTAGCTTATTTCGTAAGGGAGCTCCTATGCATGTCAAAGGAGCCCTGTTATATAATTTTTTGATTAAGAAGAATAAACTGTCTGGTAAATTCCCCTTCATAAATGAAGGAGACAAGGTGCGATTCGTGAACATGAAGCAACCCAACATATATCAGTCCAGTGCGTTCTCTTTTATCACTTCTTTTCCAAAGGAACTTGACATAAGAGACAGAATAGACTATGATGTACAATTCACTAAGAGCTTCGTTGAACCTCTTAAATTCATTACTGAAAAGATGAATTGGTTGATTGATAACAGTTATGGTACACAAGGAACACTGGAGGACTTTTTTAATTGAGATATAATAGATACACGCTAGACGAGCTCAAGGAATCTTCTGATCGTAAAAGGTTCTCATACATTTCATTCTTTGCAGGTGGTGGTGGTTCATCATGCGGTTATAAACTGGCTGGTGGTGATGCACGTTTCGTCAATGAGTTTCAACAAGTCGCAGTAGATACCTATCTTGCGAACTGGCCAGGAACTCCACACATCTGTGGTGATATCAAAAATGTCACTGGCCAACAGATTATGGAGATGACAGGACTCAAGAAATATGAACTGGATATCCTTGATGGTAGTCCACCTTGCCCACCCTTTAGTATGTCTGGTACTAAGAAGAAGGGCTGGAATAAAGAGAAGATGGCTTATGGTATGAAGCAGAAGAACATCGAAGACCTGACATGGGAGATGATTCGAATTGCTGGTGAGATGATGCCGAAGGTTATTATATGCGAGAACGTCAAGGGCCTGACTATGGACTATGCAAAACAACACCTTGATCGCATGGTTACAGACTTCGAAGCACTTGGATATACCACCACATATAAGGTACTGAATGGAATACACTATGGTGTTCCACAGAAACGTCAACGTGTTTTCATAGTATCAGTACGCAATGATGTACTGGATGATATAGAAATGCCGTGGATGCTTATTTCATCTCTATTTCCAGAGGGTGCAAATGAAGAACCCACAATAGAGGATGCCATTGGTGATCTGCGTCTAGACAATGAGAATAGTGTTGAGGCCCATGAGTTGCGTGAGTCTATGTTGAAGAGTGCAAAGTATAAATGGCTCAAACGACTAACTAAGAATCCTGCAAAAGTTGTATCAGTAGGTGATGATGTAGTTGGGCCTTGGTATGATAAGGTGATTGCACATAGAAAGAAGTGGGGTAAGGAAGTGCCAGAGAAGAAAACATCATTCTTTCAGTCTCGCAGGGTTCCTTGGAATCAAGCATCACATACATTATCAGAACAAGGATTACAGACGAGTCTAGCAGTCCATCTTCATCCAGAAGAGGATCGTGGTTATACTGTTAAAGAATCTACAAGGATCATGGGTCTGCCTGAAGATTACGTAAATACGGGTACATTGAACGAACGTCTTGCACGAATTGGTTTAATGGTGGCCCCTCCCATGATGAAATATGTTGCAGAATCTATCTACGAAAAAGTATTGGAGCCATACAATGAAACACATAACAGCAAAAATTGATCTAGGTGAGAAAGAGACATTCTCTAGGTGGAATGGTAAGTTCTATACAGAGGACGATCTGAATGAAGTTGTTCACGTAACTGAAGACACAGCAGTATATCGTCCAGACTCCACCCTTGACGGAGAAGGTGTTCCCATTGCCTATGTGATTACCAATGTATTTCCTAATGATGATATACGTAATGAACTATATGCGATAGAGGAAACATCAGTCATGAGGGCAAATGCAGCAGGCCCTATAGACCCTGTAGAGATGAAGAAGAAGGGACTGATAGAGGGAGAACACTATAAACTTCGCTCACCCAACTCTTACCATACTCGTACTAAGTCTGGTGGCTGGGGTATGATAGCATATGCAAATTCTATAAATTCAGTTATGATTGGCGCAAAGCGAGGACGGTTCACGGGAGCCCTTAATATCTCCAATGAGAAGATGTGGCACAAACTAAAAGACTTATCAATATACCATGAAGAGGCAATGAAGAAAGCGAACCCAGATATATATCTACGGCAGAGTAAATTTGCAGAGGAAACTATAGAGGAAAAGTATCGACAAGGAATGATAACAACCCTCAGTGCAAATCGGTATAGTGCTATGCAGTCTAAGGCTATGTCTATTCATTCTGATGGTAAGGATGTAGAGTATACCACGATGTGCTGCTTTCGTCAAGGGGAATATACAGGTGCATATCTGTCATTTCCACGCTGGGGTGTAGGACTTGACTTACCAGACAATTCAGTGTGTATTGCAGACAGTAAAAGTCTTCATGGAGTCACACCAATATATGGGTCAGGACAACGATTTACCACAGTTGCATATACAGATAGATCGTGTGCAACGATAGGTAATATGGGTAAGTCAGAGAGGCTTATCGGAAAATACGCAAAGAAAGAATCTGGAAGTTTAGAGGAGTTTTTAGGATGAAATTATTAATTATGGGATTGCCAGGAGCAGGTAAGACTTGGTTAGGACAACGACTAGGTAAGCAATTCTCTATTCCTTATTGGGATGCAGATGATGTACGAATGATTTACAATAATTGGGATTTCTCTCAACA